AAAGGTTCTACTTTGTATTCACCTGTCTCATGATTCATCTTTGGCTTAATCTTCTTTTCAAAGCCACTTCGATATTTATCCATAAATTATTTCTAGAAAGACTCCCCCATCTCTGAGGGAGTATTGTTATTACATCATTGGGTTTTCACCAGCAGCCGCAGGTCCACCCTGTGGTTGTGGTGCTTGACTTCCTTGAGGCGTACTCGCATCAATATGTGAGTCAGCATCAATGAAAGACTTAGCCATTGCAAGGAGTTCTTTAATATCAGGCTTAGGAGGCATCTCAACACCTTCCTTAGCCGCCTGAATATATAGCTTACCCCACTCTTGATAACTCTTATCCAACGCAACCATAAGTTGTTTGGTGTTATCTTGCATGGCATTTTTAGCTTGTACATTAGTGAGATCAAGGGTTGCTTGTCTCTGTGCTATGTCAATCATCTTAACTTGTTCTTCAAGTTGTTTTTGTTTTTCCATTGCCGCAACTTCGCCTTCTCTTGACTGCATTGCCTGTTCAATGAACTTAGGATCAGTGTAGTCAACAAGGTAGTCTAAAGGATCAAGATCCATAGACTCTAAAGCTTTACATGCAATAGTTACTGCAGCCTGTGGGCTAACAGCTCCACCAGCTCCTGCTTGTTGCAGTGCTGGAATAATCTGTTGACCAATCACATTCATCTTCTTCATGATATTGCTGTTACTGTTTTCACCAACATCAACATCAACATAAAGCATCAAGTTACTTGGTAATGTACCCGGATCAACAGACTTAAACAAGTCATTCTGATCATAGTAACCAACTTCTTGACCACGCAGTTTATCCCGCATTGTCTTGTAGATACCTTCACACAGACGTTTAAAGCCTGTCTCAGCAAACCTACGTGCCATAAACTGGATACGTACTTGTGCCGCAGACATAGCTCTCTGCATCTTTTCTTCTGAATTACCTGATACATATAGTGTATCATTAAGACCTTGAGCCGCTTTAGACAAACCTGTAGCCTGTTCCTTGTGCATTTGTAATAGCTCAAGAATAGGTACTGTACCTGTACTAATAGTATCAGGTGTCATAGATGCTACCGCATTGTTAGGATTACCGTTTGTGGCAATAATCTGTTTAGGCTTCATGTTCTGTAGAGCACTGAAGTCAACAACGTTAGGGTCAGCAAGCTTAGGTGAATAGTTAGTTAAGTAGACATTCTCAATAAATCCACGCATAATAGCTGTTGAGGCTAATGTCATGGGTCGAATCATATCTGCTACAGACAAACCAAAGAATTCATGTGGGACTTCAAAGGGACAAAGAGTCGCCAATGGAATCATATCACAATCTTCTTCCATGAGAATTGTAGAACCAGCAATAATAAAATGTTTAAGTTCTGCAATACCATCACCATCACGGTCTACACGTAACCAACACTCAATAACAGTAAGTTGTCGATTAGCTTCAGACGGGAATAGCTCCCGTGAATTTCCCCCAAGCCAGTACTCTTCACCAACTAGACGCTTACGAGCTGCTTGCTCTTCGGTGTACTTGGTAGCCCAATCATAGCTACCGTCTCCAATGGCGTCCCAGTCAATATTCTCTGCTATGTCAGGGAAAAACTTTCTAACTTCAGATCGAGTCATATCAATCTGGATACCCACAAATGCCGCATCATCAAGTGAGTGCGCATCCCGTGTAATACGGAAACATTCTGGGTGTACGTTCTTAATTAAAATTCTTGTCTTGTTCTTTTTCTTTTTAAGGCGAACATCTTTGTATACCATTTTGTATACAGCATTACCTTCTTCATCGGTGTCTAACTCTTGTTCATATTTAAGATCTCCGATAATTTCTGTGTCATCTTCTGATAACAAGAGATCAAGGTTTTCTTGACTGATAGAATCAAACTCTTCAAATTTATAATCAAAGTCTTCAATATATTCCCATCTAACAATACTATTTTTCCATAACAAGGCAGATTTAACCCATGTATTTAGGACTTCCCAACCAGGATTCTGCTTAAAGATTCCATAGTTAACAAGGTCAGAAGCTACTTTAGCCTCATGGAAAGCCTTAGGAGAACTTCCTGCCGGAATAAACCTTGCGATCTTATTGTTGTTAAACATAAGTTCAGCAAGAATAGCTGTATAACCCTCGATAGCCTCTACAGTGTCTGAAGAGACAATCTGTGAAGCACCTTGAGGAGTCAGGTGAAATTGCGGCATCATGCCGTATTCATAGGTAGCTTTCTGACGTTCACGAGCTAAGTCGGAACTATTCAAGAAGTCACCAACAGAGTTCATTACACCCTGTTCGATCATAGCTAGGAGTTCATTATCTCCTACTGGATCTTTATATCTATCCACAAAGCGGATGACATCTCTACTTGTATCACTCATTGTAAACCTTTCTTGGGTTGTACATTCAATCAATCAAAGTCTACAACAAGACTTGTATGGTGCTACTAATTCTTTAATCACCCTGCTAGTAGCCAACAAAGTAGAAGTAAACTTCTCTTAGGACACAAGGACTAACTCTTTCGGGGATTAAAATCTTTAGGGATTTTATCACCAATTTTTTCCTGTGGATTTAAAAGTTTACCAGCCTGTTTAGGCTTGATCAACTTTTTAAATTGTTCTTTTTCTTCGCCCCTTAGGGGGACATTAATTTGTGCCATATTACCATTTAACCTTATTAGCCCAATATGCCGCAGACAATGGTCCTTTGGCAATATTGGATGCATGACGGGCTTTAAAAGCTTCATTACGTTTAGAACCGTCAGGACTACCTACAGCACCTTGAGCACCAAAGTGAATGGTCTTAACTTTATCACCAACCTTAGCAACAACTACGTGGCTTTTTGTTTTGTGATTAGGTGTTCTTTTAGGTTTATTAAAACCAGATACACCAGCCCTTGTTAGTCTTGAATCTTTTTCAGCCATATTATTATTCCTTATTAGCCTTCGATAGCAATAATATTAGCGTATTGTAGAATAACATAGTCAGTTGCAGTAGCCATTTGACCAGTAACCGTAATATCAAAATCATTGCTGGTATCAACAGTTAAATACAAAGCGGCATTTGCAGAAGAGCCATGACCTAATGCAGCTAGAGGTCCGGCTACTTGGGAACCAGCTGAACCACGATTAAAGATTAGCTTGTCAATATTAGTTGTAACGTTATCAGCTAAACTAGAAGTGTGAATAGCTGTTCCACCAAAATTAATTTTAACAGGTTTGCTGTTAGCTGTTGCATTAGTGCTAAACATCATATTGTAATGTACTTCACCTGATAGACCCATCAAACCACCTGGAACAGTAGTACGTACCAGAACTAGATCAGCAGCAGTAGTCTGAGTGTAAGCAGAATTGCTACCTACTACGGCAGACAATACTTGAGAGGGGATATAGGGTTCAAAAGGTGAGGCAGGAACAGAAACATTCTGATACACTGTACCTGCAGTTGTTGAACTCATTACTACCCAATACACACCTGCTACACCAGTTCCAGCAAAAGCAGTAGCTGGAAAATACATCCAAGCACCAGCTGAAAAAGTAGCTGGAAGGGCAGTAGTCAAAGTGACAGTACCAGCAGTAGCAATAGTACCACTTGATGGGATAATAACAGGAACACCTGTTGATGTTAATGCTGATGAGCTATAAGGGTCACTAATGTAAGTTGAACCAAGTCTAAGTTGAGCCATGTTTAATCCTTTATTTGTTTAAATTTAAATTACTTCTTCTTAGCAGTCTTAGCAGACTCTTTGAAGCTTTTATCTGTTGGCGCACCTTTAGCACCCGCTTTACGCATCTTCTCTCCAGAACCCTTAGCTATACGTTCCCGTTTAGCATGGATGTTGTCATACAAACCTTGTTTAGTTGCCATAATATTTTAAATCCAAGTTGTTTCTATTTGTTGAAAATTACCCATACGTTGTGAGAAGGGTACTGTTGTGTTTGTTAATCTATCCCCGTGTGTCCTGATAACCTCAAGAGCAATAGCTAATGCAATAACTGTATCATCATTCTGACCTATAATAGCATTTGTCTTTCCAGACTCATCTGCTACATAATTCATTAATTCACCAATAATAACCCTAGAAGGTATCCAAATATCTTCTTGTTCAATAGCATTCTTCAAGAATCCAATAATAGCGGGTTTAGATGCTGATGTTGTTCTCCATCCAATCCTACTACCTTCTTCTTTGGATACATTTGCCATCTTGGTCTGATAGTACATGTTCATGTAACCCATTTGAGTTAACCTGTTTAATGTTGCTATACCCATAGAGTTAGACTCTACTGCTAACAAAGCATTATTATAGTACCTACCTAGATAAAATAATAAATCACCAAACTGACTAGGATCAATCGTATTACTGCGATAAACTGCGCACACTTCCCTCTGGGCATTAATGACCACTGCTGTAGAATAATCCTTGCCAACACCCAGAGCAACGTCAGCACCGATAGCAAAGGCATCTTCAAAAGTAGGATATTTAAATATCTCGATAGACCCATCTCTTAAATCCTCCATCATAGAGGATTCAAAGTTAAACTCTCTCTTGGCTAATATTGGTTGAGGCACAAGCTTACTCAGCTTCTCAATGTTAAATACATTAGAGCCAGAAACAATAAATGCTTCCTCAGGTGTCGCAGGATATTCCTGACGGAACTTATTCTCACCACCCTCTGCAATCTTTAACCTTCTCCAGTATAGTTGATCGTCACTCAGGTTATACCTAGTAACTAATACTTCTTCTTCTGTTGTTCTCTCAAATCCTTCAGGGACTTTCCTCTGGTACTCCGTCATCAGGTACCATGGAACAAAGATAGCAATATAGTCATTCTCACCCTTTACAGCTCCCTGCCATAACCTGTGAAATGAGTTACCCACACCATTAGCAGTACTCTCAAGAATAACTTCAGTCCCTTCAGACTGGGATATTCCTTGGAATAATCCTGCCAGAATCTTTTCATCATGCCCCCAAAAGGCTACCTCTGAAAGGTGAGCAATCGTAGGAGTCGTTCCCCTACCAGCCTCAGGAGCACCAGCAGTATACAACCGATACCCTGAATCATTATGCTCAAACATAATTTCTTTTGCATTT